AAACTTTTGCACGCCGTCGCGAAATTCCCAGTTTTGGAAAATTCAATGTTTTCGCGTTTTTTCCGTACACTAAAACCATGACTGATTTAAAAATTGAAACCGTTCAAATCTCATCATTGACACCAGACCCAGTCAATGCGCGTAAGCATGATGAGCGAAATCTCAAAGCAATAACTGATTCGCTTAAATTATTTGGGCAACGTAAACCACTTACTGTTACGCCTGATTCAATCGTTGTAACTGGCAACGGCACACTTGAAGCTGCCAAGTCTTTGGGCTGGACTGAAATAGCTATTGCTCGAACGCCTGTTGGTTGGACATGGGAACAAATACGAGCTTGGGCAATTGCTGATAATCAAACGGCAATGCTTGCTGAATGGGATGACAAAGTTCTTGCAGAGCAATTGCTTGAGCTGGATGCAAACGGTTGGGAACTTGAGCAACTTGGTTTTGAAAATTTACAGCCACCAATAAATGATGATGACGATACTTCACCGCTAGAGTTCAATACAAAGTATGAAATTGTTGTTGAATGTCTAGATGAAATACAACAGAGAACCCTTTTAGATAAATTTAATTCTGAAGGTTTAAAAGTTAGAGCTACTGTTCTATGAAAACTATTGACTTGGTTTCCAACATTGAGCGAACTTCAAGAGTTATGCAGATCGAAGGAATGTTTGGTTTAGATTCTTCTGAAAAGTCTGTTACTTCTATTCCGTTTGAAATTCCAGATTTATCAGAAAAAGATTGGAACATTGGTTTAATTGTCGGGCCGTCTGGTGCTGGCAAATCAACAGTTGCAAGAAAACTATTTGAACAAGAATTGTTAGTAACTGAAAATCTAAAGTGGTCAAAAGATAAATCCATAGTGGATGAATTTCCACAGACAATGACTATTAAAGACATTACAGAATTATTATCTAGTGTTGGATTCTCAAGTCCACCAGCTTGGCTTAGATCATTTGAACAGCTTTCAAACGGTGAACAGTTTCGTGTATCTATGGCTAGATTACTTGCGGAACAAAAAGACATAGCAATTATTGACGAGTTTACTTCTGTCATAGATAGAACAGTTGCCAAAATTGGTTCTCATGCGATTGCTAAAACAGTAAGAAGCAAGAATCAAAAATTTGTAGCTGTGACTTGTCACGCTGACGTAACTGAATGGTTGCAACCTGATTGGATTTACGAACCAATTTCAGGTTTATTCACTTGGAGGTCACTTCAACCCAGACCAGAAGTCCATCTTGAAATTGTCAGAACAACTTACAAGGCATGGAGTTTCTTCAGTAGGCATCATTATCTAGATCATGATTTAAATAATGCAGCTACCGTCTTTGTTGGTTTTATAGATAATCAACCAGCTTGCTTGTGTGCCATTTTGCCATTGCCACATCACAGCATCAAGAACGCATGGCGCATTTCTAGATTGGTTGTATTGCCAGACTTTCAAGGTATTGGTTTAGCTCAGAAATTTATAAATACAATTGCTGGTTCATACAAAGATTTAGATAAGAGTTTATACATAACAACAAGTCATCCAGCTTTAATTTATTCATTGAACAGATCAGAGAATTGGAGCATGAGAAGAAAACCAACTAATGCTAGTAAAGTTGGTAAAACATCTACTGCTAAAGCGTTTGCCAATACAAACTCAAACAGTAGATTAACTGCATCATTTAAATATGCAGGCGATACAAACAAAGTCTTATGTGAAATGATTGGTTAAGTTATGGCTCCCAGAGGTAGACCACCAAAACCGATAGAACAAAAACGCCTTACTGGCAACCCTGGCAAGCGTACGTTGCCTGATCAGAATGAGCTTGTGCTTCTTCCGTCTGCCTATAACATTCCAGAACCTAACCGCCCATTGGGTAGCGCCGGCACAGAACTTTGGGAACGTATCTGGGGAATGGGTCAAACGTGGCTAAGCCCATTAACTGATATTGAAATTCTTTTGATGACTTGCGAACTACTTGATGAACGCCGTAATCTGCGTATTCAAGTTTTGCAAAATAATCGCCCAGATGAACGTAAGTCACTTAGAGAACTAGACCGACAATTGGTTGCCAATCTTTCACTTCTAGGATTCACTCCAACTGATCGTTCAAGACTTGGAGTAGCTGAAGTAAAGCGAGCTTCTAAGTTAGAAGAATTGAAGGCTCGTGCCAGCCAAAATTGAATCATGGCCGCCAACATGGCTAACACCTGTGAACAAAGCTGCGCTTACTAAGTCGCGTGGCTTACAAGTTTCTGACTTTATAGATACGTTTGCTATTCAGACAAAAGAAACAGTTGCTGGTTATGCCGGTGACAAGATGCAACTACGCGATTGGCAACATGAGCTGTTTAGACATTTGTTTGCCGTTGGTTCTGATGGAAAGTTTCGACACCGCACCGCGCTAATTGGCATGGCTCGCAAGAACGGTAAAAGCGCATTAGGTTCTGGGATTGGTCTTTGGTCACTCATCATGGGTCCGGCTGGCGGTGAAGTCTATTCTTGTGCAGCTGACAAAGATCAAGCTCGCATTGTTTTTAGTGATGCCAAAAGAATGATTGAAGCTGAACCAGAACTTGCTGAACTATGCAACGTTTACAGAGATGCAATTGAAGTTCCATCTACGGGTTCTGTGTATCGCGTTCTATCAAGTGAGAGCTACTCAAAAGAAGGATTGAGTCCTACGCTTGTTATCTTTGATGAATTACACGCAAGCCCAAACCGCGAACTCTTTGACGTTATGCAACTTGGAATGGGTGCAAGACGTGAGCCAATGCTAATTGCTGTAACTACTGCCGGCGTTAAGGCAGATTCATCTGGTCAAGATTCAATTGCTTATAACTTGTATCAGTACGGCAAGCGCGTTGCTCAAAAAGAAGTTGATGACCCTAGTTTCTTTATGGCTTGGTGGGAGTCAGAAGCTGAAGCTGATCATCATTTAGAACTAACTTGGAAACAGGCGAATCCTGCATACGGTGATTTGAATGACCCTAAAGATTTTGCAGCTATGGTCAAGCGAACACCAGAAGCGGAGTTTAGAACTAAGCGTTGTAACCAATGGGTAAGTAGTCAGACTGCATGGCTTCCAAATGGCGCATGGGAACAGCTAGAACTCAAACGTGAGATTGGAACGGATGTACCAGTTGTTTTAGGCTTTGACGGTTCGTTCAGCGGTGATGCTTCCGTAATCGTTGGAGTTACTTGTGAAGAACAGCCTTATGTCTTTATGGTTAAGGCATGGGAAAAACAACCTGAAGATGCGGATGATTGGCGCGTAGACATTCTAGAAGTAGAAAACACAATCATTGAATTTTGCTCAACTCACAATGTAAGAGAAATTGCCTGTGACCCATTCCGTTGGCAACGCACAATGCAAGTATTAGATGAAGCAGGATTTCCAATTGTTGAATGGCCTTCTACTTCACCAGCTCGAATGGTGCCGGCGTGTGCCAAATTCTATGATGCCGTTGTAGCTAACAAGCTGACACATGACGGTAATCCACTATTGCTTAGACATCTACAAAATGCCGTTGTTAAGACTGATCGGCTAGGTCCGCGAATTGTAAAAGAACACCGCGGCTCGCCACGAAAGATAGATGCTGCAGTTGCTAGTATCATAGGATTTGATAGGGCAACTGTTTCAAGAGAAGAACCCGTTGTACCACAGTTCTTTAGTTTCTAGGAGTTTGCGTTGATCCCAACTATCCTGCAAGTAGTAGGTCTAGCAACAATCTCAATAGGACTCGGTTTGTTTATCCTGCCATTAGGAATTGTCGCTGCTGGAGCATCATGCTTGCTTATCGGTATTGCGATTGAGAAGGGTCAGTAATGCTCGGAAATTTATCAGGTAGTGGCAAAGAAGAACGCGCCATTAGCTTTCAATCTGTCTGGGGTGCTGGCGATTCTTTCGCTTTCACAACTGAAGCTGGTACAAACATAGATCAGAATCAAGCAATAAAGATCAACGCTTTCTATGCTTGCGTTCTTTTAATTTCTGACACCATTAGTACCTTGCCAGTTGATTCTTTTATTAGACGTGACGGTGACCGCATTCCTTATCGCCCACAGCCTGCATGGGTTCAGCGACCAGATGTAGATCTATTACGTTCTGAGCATTATCAGCAAGTTCTTATTTCCCTATTGCTAGACGGCAACGCATTTGTTCGCGTGTTCCGCGATAACTCAGGTCAAGTAATTAACCTAGTTGTAATAGACCCAACACGAGTAACAGTAACTCGAAATAAAGTAACTCGTGAGATCGAATACATTATTGACGGTTCAAATGAAAACATAGTTTCCAAGCGTGACATGATTCAGATTACTGAAATGCGTAAAGCTGGCGAGCTTCGCGGTATGTCGCGTGTTACTGAACTAAAAGACAATCTAGGTTTATCTAGTGCCCTTCAATCTTTTGCTTCACGTTTCTTTGGTCAAGGCGCAACTACTTCTGGCATTATTGAAACGCCACAAGGTTTAAATAGTGATCAAGCCAAACAGCTAGTAGACGGATTTAACTCACGTCATAATGGATGGCGTAAAGCACATAAGACTGGTCTGCTAACAGGTGGCGCAAAGTTTGTCAGAACTGGCGTAAACCCTGATGAAGCTCAGATGCTAGATAGTCGCAAGTTAGCGATTGAAGAAGTAGCTCGTATGTTTAGAGTTCCACCACACATGATTGGAATTACAACACCCGGCGCAATGTCTTACGCTTCAGTTGAACAGAACAACATTAACTTTGTAACTCATACGTTACGCCCATACGTTGCAAAGATTGAAGATGCTTACAGCGCACTTTTGCCAGACGGTGCATTTATTCGATTCAATGTAGACGGATTACTTCGCGGTGACTTCGCAACTAGAATGAACGGATACAGCATTGGTTCACAAGCAGGATTCTTAAGTGTTAATGACATTAGACGTTTCGAGGACTTACGACCTGTTACTGGTGGTGACGTTTATCGCGTTCCTTTGGCTAACGTGGATCTTGGTGCTGCTTCACTCGTTGAAACAGACAAGCGCGTTACTATGGCTCAGAAACTTATCCTTAGTGGCTTTGACCCTGCTGGCGTTCTATCTGCTCTAAGTTTGCCTGCTATCTCGCATACAGGGCTTCCTTCTACACAGCTACAAGCTATCGCTCAGATTGACCCTGAAAATCCAGAGTCTGTTTACGAGGTTTAGTCAATGCCAATTTCAACAGCGCAATTTACTTTGACTGCTAATACTGCACGTCAGATAGTTGCACCTGATCGCATGAATCAGCACGTTTGTATTCATAATCACGAACATAATCAAAACAAAGAAATCTTTATTGGTAATTCAAGCGTGACAACAACAACAGGAATTCACGCAGTAGCAACACAAACTTCTATGATTACCATTGGTCCGGGTGATGATCTATGGGCAGTAGCTGCTGAAACTGGTTTAATCATTCACGTTCTAGTAGTTAAGCAGGACTGATGCCGTACTTTATAACAAATGAATCCCCTGACTGTTCAGGTTGGGCAACTATTAAAGATGACGGCGAAGTTATCGGTTGTCATACAACTAAGCAGGATGCAATAGATCAGATGCTTGCAGTTTCATTAGCTGAGGACATGAAACCCGGCGGTGAACGCGCACTTAATAATGAACTAGAAGTTGGCGATTATGTATTTTGGGATAACGCTGGTCAGACAATGTATGGCGAGATCACTTCTGTATCCACTTTTGGCGCAGTTAAGAATCCGATAGGCGGTGACATAGTTGCCACGCAAGATAGGCCACTGGCAACAATTCAGGTTTACACAAATGACAATGGAACTTTAACTGAAACAAATGAGTTTGTGGTTAAAGGTTTCGCGCCACTAACCAAGATGGACTATCAAGGTCAAGATGAATCTGTTGATGATGAACTTATAGAAATTGAAATTGAACGCGCATTGCCTGACAATTACAGACCAGCACTAGCTCAAGACGTGCCAGAAGGTCGCGCTTGTGGCAACTGTTTCTTTTATGATGAGTCGCGTGTTAATGAAGCAGGCGATAAAGCATGGTGCGAGAAGTGGGATGAATTTGTTGATGGCGGTTTCTACTGCAACGCATGGCAAGCAGATGATGAAGAACGTGTAGTAAATCAAGATGCGCCTAACTTTATGCGAGCTGCTGCTAGGCGAGGTCTAGAGTTCTATGCAGATGGTTTGGCTGGTGACGGACTAACAGATAAAACAGTTCGAGAAGCACGACTAATGGCAGAAGGCAAGGTTTCGGATGATAAATGGATTCGTATTGCTGCTTGGATTGCTAGGCATTTACCTGATCTGGAAGCCCCTGCTGCTAATCCTTCTGATGACAACTATCCAAGTGCAGGCGTTGTTGCTCACTTTCTATGGGGTTCTGGCGCGACTAAAGCGCAGGCTCGTAGAACGCAAGAATTTGCAGAACGTGTAGTTGAGCGCATACGCGCTGAAGAACGTACAACTAATGATTTGCAGAATGAGAAATGGCGCACTATCGCGTTAAACTTAAACAAAGACGAAAGGCAAGAAATGACAACCACAGTAGAACGCCGCGTTAATACCGTTGAGTTTGACGTTCGTAATGGCGAAGCATCCAGCGATGGCATGAGTTTCACAGGATACGCAGCTGTATTTAATAGCCCGTCAGAACCGCTACCATTTACAGAAGTAATTAAAGAAGGCGCATTTAAGCGTTCTCTAAAATCCCGCAACGAAATTAAGTTGTTCATGAATCACAATACAGATGTAGTTCTAGGTTCTACACGCGCAGGAACTTTAAAGCTATCTGAAGATTCACGCGGATTACTTGCACAAGCTGAACTGCCTGACACTAGCGCAGGGCGCGATCTATCGGTTCTTATGAAGCGTGGCGATGTTTCTTCAATGTCGTTTGGCTTTAGCGTTCCACCAAAGGGTGATGCTTGGTCAAGCGATGGAGCAACACGCGAACTGCATCAAGTACGCCTACATGAAGTTTCTATTGTTACTGGATTTCCTGCATACGAAGCAACAACTGCAAGCGTTCGTTCGTTAGACATTCTTGCAACTCGTACTGCCGTAGACGTAGACGCTCTAAGTGATGCCATTACAAGATTAGAAGCTGGTGAAACTTTAGAAGCCAATCATGCTGATCTAATTAGTGAGGTTGTTTCTAAGCTACGCGCAGACCAACCAAGCGAAATTGACTTGCTAGAGATTAAGCGCAAGCAACTTGATTTAATGCTTAAAGCGTTCTAAACTTTCTCATAGACAGACCTGCATCAGGGGAAGGATGTAGGTCTGTTTTTATTTGTGCCATAATTAGATAAGCATTGTGCGGAGCCGCCATTGCGCAACTGTCGTGGAGCCACGCAGAAACTGTAAGACCAATCCAATCAAACACTTTAGGAGTAACTATGTCTGACTACATTCGTCAGCAAGCAGAAGCTCGTGCAAAGGCTTGGGAAGAAGCAAAGGCTCTTCTTGACTCAGCAGCAGCTGAAAAGCGCGATCTATCCGCAGAAGAAAACCAAACCTATGACCGCATCATGGCAGACCTTGATCAGCGTTCATTAGTAATCGAAACCATGAACGCACAGGCAGACCGCGAAAACCGCGCTGCTGAAGCCATGCAAGGTTTTGAAGCACAAGTTAAGCCAGCCGTTGCTGTTCCAGCAATTGACGAAGCTGAACTTATCCGTTCCCTAGCTCGTGGTGAGATTCGTTCCCACTCGTTCGAGAAGCGCGACGTAACTAAGGGTTCAACTGGCGCACCAGTTCCAACTTCTTTCTACGATCAGGTAATCATGCTTGCTCGTCACGTTGGTCCAATGCTAGAAACATCAACAATTCTTAACACCGCAGGTGGCGAGAATCTTCAGATTCCTAGCTTGAGCGCATACTCAACTGGAACTGTAACCTCCGAAGCCGGTCCAATTGGTGAAAGCGATCCAACTTTCAATGCATTCAAGACTCTTGGTGCATACAAGTATTCATTCCTAACTCAGATTAGCCGTGAAATGGTTGAAGATGCAGGCGTAGATATTCTTGGATTCCTTGCAACTCAGACAGGTAACGCACTTGGCTATGCAGTCAATGGCGCACTAACAACTGGAACAGGAACAGTTCAGCCAACAGGCATCGTAACTGCTGCTGGTTCAGGTATCACTGGTGGAACTGGCGTAACAGGCGCATTCACTGCTGACAACCTAATTGACTTGGTTTACAGCGTTGATACCGCAGGTCGCACCCTACCGGGTACAGGATGGCAAATGAACGCTCAGTCAATCGCTGCCGTTCGTAAGCTAAAGGATTCAGCCGGACAGTACCTGTTCAGCCCATCCCTATCTGCTGATGCTCGTGATCTATTGCTTGGTTACCCAATCTTTGAGAACCCAGCAATGGCAGCTCCAGCAACAAGCGCGAAGTCAGTAATCTTTGGTCACTTGCCAAGTTACTTCGCTCGCACCGTTGGTGGCTTACGCCTAGATCGTTCGGATGACTATGCCTTCCAAAACGATTTAATTACCTTCCGCGCAACAATGCGGGTGGATGGCAATCTAATCCAGACTTCACATGTGAAGTATTTTGCTGGAGCAGCTTCCTAATTAGGAAACCCCAAAACGTAGAACCCCACCGAGAGCGCAGGCTTGGTGGGGTTCTGCTTTTGTTATGGCAGGTTTTAGGGTAAGTTTCTCGTATCTGCGAACAAAGGATTATCTGTGCAGGATTCTTTATGTATTGGTTGGGTATCTAACGCGCCTTGGGCGAATACTGGATACGGAATGCAAACAGCTCAAGTCACTAGCCGTATGAAAGTAATGGGTCATAACGTAGCTATCTTTAACAACTACGGACTTGAAGGTAGTAACACAGACTGGAACGGCATCCCGATTTATCAGCGTGGTGCAGACATGTATTCCAATGATGTTATTCCAGCTCACATGTTTAATTGGACTGAACATAACCCTAAACAGAATCACATCTTGTTTACTCTTTATGATGCTTGGGTTCTTAAAGGTCCGCGTTGGTCTGATTGGAATGTTGCTAGTTGGGTTCCAATAGATCACATACCAGCACCGCCACAAGTTGCTTCATGGTGTCGCAATGACTTTGTTACCCCTATTGCAATGAGCGAATACGGGCAAGCCATGTTAGAGAACGTGGGCATTGAGTCGTTATACATTCCACACGCAATTGAATCTACTTTTAAGCCAATGAAACGACACAAGGGAACTACTGGCAGAGATTTTATTGGTGCTAGTGAAGATGTATTTATTGTTGGAATGAACGCCGCTAATAAAGGCGTAAGCCCTAATCGAAAAGCATTTGGCGAGAATATTCTGGCGTTCTCTATGTTTGCTCAGATGCATGATGACGTAGTTCTTTATCTACATACAGATTCAAATGGTTCACTAGGTGGAATCAAGTTGCAAGAACTAATAACGTCATGCGGTATTAAAGAACATCAGTACGCATTTGTAGACCCTTACACGCTTAGAACGGGAATAGATCAACCAACACTTGCAACGCTTTATACGGCTATGGATGTTTTACTAGCTACGTCATACGGCGAAGGCTTTGGAGTTCCAACAATAGAAGCTCAGGCTTGCGGTACACCAGTTATTGTTTCTGACTTTGCAGCTTCAACTGAACTTGTAGGTGACGGTTGGTTGGTAGACGGTCAGCCATTATGGGATGCACCGCAGTCAAGCTGGTTTCATATGCCTAGTGTTCCAGCAATTGTTGATGCGCTTGAGCAGGCGTATCAACGTGGTCGTGGTCGCTCCCAAAAAGCTCAAGATTTTGCTAAAGCGTATAACGCGGATACAGTCTTTGAGCAATACTGGAAACCAGCTCTTAGTGTGTTAGGCGCAAAAGGCACAGAAAGACCCACAGCGTGAAAATAGGCTGGTACACCCATCACATAGAGAATGACCCTAAAGTGTCTGAGAATGGCTCTGTGAGCCAGCAAGGGCTATTCACAGGGCAGTTTGCAGGTGGGGCAGAAATGTCAGACTACGAATACCGCTTACAAGCACCCTTGGACTACGAGATTGAAATTGTCACCCCATACACATTTGATACACATGACATACACCAATTTGATTCAGTCGTTGTAACGGGTACAGATGCTTTTACAGATCAACAGCTCAACCGACTTAGTGAGTATGACCCGTTTGTGTTTGTGCATCACTTGCAAACACCACGCGCAGGGTTATTGGCTTTAATCGCTGGCAGTAGATTATTCGTAACTCATACACCGGCACATATGCGTAGAGAGTTATCTTGGGCAAAGCCACGCAAAACGGCACAAGTTCTAAGCTACTTCGACACAAGCAAGTGTTACGACCAGATAGACAAGAAGCCTTACGCATTGTGGGCAGCTCGTAATCATCCACTAAAGGGCAGACTCAAGGCAGAAATTTGGGCAGCTCAAGCTGGTTATGAATTCAAAGCTCTTACAGATGTACCGCGTGAACAAGTATTAGATGCAATGGCAAGATGCGAATGGTTTGTGCATTTGCCGTTAGCCTTTGAGTCAGAGTGCAGAGCAGTTATGGAAGCTGTTTTATCTGGGTGCAGAATTCACACAAACGAAAACGTAGGCATTACGTCAGTTCAAGATTGGCAAGATGCAGACCATTTAAAACACATGATAGATAAAGCTGGCGATACCTTTTGGAGATTGGTACAACAATGAGAATGCTAACAATTATTCCTACTCGTGGTCGCAACGATAATGCGATTCGTTTATTTGAAGCGATAAACGCAACGGCAGACTTTACAGAAGTTATTTTTGCCATAGATGCTGATGATGTTAAAACTTATCAAGGCTTGATGGCTGAAACGGCTGGACTAGATAACGTCAAGGTCTGTATTGCAGACCGTATGGGCATGAACGGAACTCTTAATCATTGGGCTTTATGGTTCTCACCTGACTATGACTACATCTGTTTTATGGGTGATGATCACCTACCGCGTACTGGTGGTTGGGATACAAAACTAGCTGAAGCTATTGGCACAGAACCGGGCATTGCTTACGGCAACGATCTATTGCAAGGCGAGAACCTGCCAACTGCCGTAGTTATGTCTAGCAAGATCATCAGAGCTACTGGCTTCATGTCACCACCAGCTTTAAAGCATTTGTTTCTAGATAACTATTGGCTTGCAATGGGCAAGGCTTTGGGTAACTGCAACTATCTGCCTGATGTAATCCTTGAACACTTGCATTACATAAACGGTAAAGCTGAACATGATGAGCGATACGCAGCTGTTAATACGGTTGAAATGCACAATGGCGATCAAGCTATCTTTGCTGAGTATCTAGCAACAGAATTTGCCAATGATGTTGAGAACGTAAAGGCTTGGTAATGAAAATACTTATCACCGGTCACAAAGGATTTGTTGGGCGCAACTTTGTAAAGGCTTTGCCAGATAGCGAGATTACGGGCATTGACTTAAAAGATGGCAATGACTGCCGCGAATTCTTCAAAACTAATACTGAACAGTTTGATCTAGTAATTCATCTAGCCGCAATTGTTGGTGGTCGCGCAACTATCGAGGGTGAGCCACTATCGGTAGCAACTGATCTATCCATAGATGCAGAATTTTTTAACTGGGTACAAAGAACAAAACCCATAAATACGGTTTACTTCTCTAGCTCGGCTGCGTACCCAATTGTTTTACAGAACTCACACCGCCGTTATCGGTTGGCTGAGTATGACATTAACTTAAACTCCGTTTTAAATCCTGACTTAACTTATGGTTGGGCGAAACTTACAGGGGAATACTTAGCGCAATTCTTGACAGATACAAATTTGTTTGTCTTTAGACCGTTCTCTGGTTATGGCTCAGATCAAGATGCAGATTATCCGTTTCCAAGTTTTATTGACCGCGCTCTGGCTGGAGTAGAAGTCTTTGACATTTGGGGCAATGGTGAACAAGTACGCGACTTCATACACATAGAGGACATTGTTCAGGCTGTTTTATGGCATGTTCAGACTGGTTACACAGGCACATTTAATTTGTGTTCAGGCTTTGCAACTAGCTTTAATGATCTTGCTCAAATGGTCTGTGAAGAAGCTGGTATCGAACCTATGTTTAATCACATAGTCACTGCACCTACTGGAGTTGAATACAGAGTTGGCGATTCTCATTTATCGCATCAGTATTTCATTCCGAAGATTACATTGCGTGAGGGTATTCGCAGAGCTTTGAAAGAGCGAAAAACCCTTTAGACACGCAGGGTTTGCTATGTATAACAAAAACTGCTAAACTTTCTACATAGACGCAGAGCAATCTGCTAGGACAGAGAGAACAAAGCAAATGCATACAACAGTAGAACAGAACAAAGCACATCGCGCAGACCTTAACTGGGTAAAAGTTGGCAAGTCTGAATACATGAACTCAAATGGAACAACAATTAAAAAAGACTGCAATACAAATCTTTGGTTCATAGCTGACATTGACGGAAATCACATGACATATTTTGGTCGCGTTTTTGGTCATCACAGCTTAACCAATGCTAAGAGTCATGCAGAAAGGTTTGGTGCTTAACAATGGCAACAAAGCAACAGCTACTTAACAAAGCAAAGAAAGCAAACGTGGAAGTTGAGATTGAATTTGGTGATGGATACGTTGTAGTCATGATGGATGCTTGGAATCAACAATGGTTTGGCTATGAAGATGGTCATGGATTTAGCGCATCAGGTGACACAGCTAAAGAAGCCTACGCGGATGCGGTTATGCAGCTAAGCACTCTTGTACCCTGCAAAGGATGTTATGACAAGTATCACCGCTAACTAATCAAGCAACAGCCCTGCCTTAATCGGTGGGGCTGTTTCTTTTTGTCTGCCATAGAATAGAAACAGACTTTAGGAGCTACATGGCAATCACAAACGGCTACGCCACACTTACACAGGTTAAAGCGGCTTTACGCATTTCAGATACCGTAGATGACTCATTGCTTGAAATGGCTGTTGAGTCTGCATCACGAGCTATTGACGGTCACGCTGGCAGATACTTTTATTCATCTGGAACTGCTACACGTTACTACGCAGCAGAAGATTCTTTTATTACTCAAATAGATGACGTTTCTGGAACTGCTCTTACTTTGCAAACTTCATCAGGTGGCGATGGCGTATTCGATACAACTTGGGCTGTTGGTGATTATCAGCTAGAACCGCTTAACGGAAATGTAGATGGGCTTGCTGTTCCATACACACGCATTAGAGCTGTTGAGAACTATTTGTTTCCAGTAGAAGCTGATCAAGCGTTAGTAAAACTAACAGCCGTATTCGGTTGGGCTTCTGTTCCTATTTCAATTACACAGGCTTGCATCATTCAATCCAGTCGTATCTTTAAGCGTTTAGATTCGCCGCTTGGTATAGCTGGCTTTGGTGACATGGGCGCAATGCGAGTTAGTCGTTATCTCGACCCAGACGTGGAGCAGTTGGTTGCGCCTTATCGCAGGATGAGGAACTTTGCCTAATGGCTTCTGTTTCAGAACTACGCGCAGGAATTAAAACTAATCTTGCCACTATTTCAGGCTTACGAGTTTCAGACTTTCAGCCTGACAACATCAATCCACCCGTTGCAATTGTCTTTCCTATCAGCGTTAATTATGACGATACATTCCAACGCGGAATGCAAACTTATACTTTCTCAGTTCAGATAATTGTTGGCAGACAGTCAGAGCGTTCAGGTCAAAACTCGATAGATGCTTACTGCTCAAGCACTGGGGCAAGCAGTATTAAACTAGCGATAGAATCAAACAAGACCCTTAGTGGCAAGGCGTTCGATCTACGAGTTACGGATATGCGTAACTATGGAGAACTAACTGTCGGTGAGGTAAACTATTTATCGGCAGAGTTCGTAGTTCTCTGCTACGCAGACTAGGAGCAACAAAGAAATGCCAAAATTCGCCGCAACGGATTACAAAGTCACCATCAATGGTACAAACCTATCCACTTCACTTAATCAAGTTGAACTAGCTTTAGAATCAGATGATTTAGAAACAACTGCATTCGGTGGAACATTCCGCGAACGCATTGGTGGTCTAAAGACTGGTTCAGTAACACTTCAGTTCATGCAGGACTTCGCAGCATCAGCCGTAGATGCAACCATCTTTCCGCTATTCAATACACTTGCAACAGTTGTAATTGTTCCAACTTCAGGAACTGTATCTGCAACTAACCCAAGCTACACCGCAACTTGCCTAGTGAACTCTTACAGTCCACATGCAAGCTCTGTTGGTGACATTGCAACTTTCAGCGTAACTTGGCCAACATCAGGCACAGTAGTACGGGCAACTAGCTAATTATGAAAATCAACCTGCGCGTTACTTTTAATGATGAAACAGTAGAAGAAGTATCTGCTACTGCGCGTGACCTTGTTGCGTTCGAGGACAAGTTCACAAAATCGGTTGCTTCACTTGAAACAGACTTCCGCATTACTGATCTATTGTGGCTTGCATGGCATTGGCTAGAACGTCAGGGTAAAACCAAAAAGACGTTTGAAGATTGGTGCGATGAAGTCGAAACAATTGAAGCGAGCGAACAAGACCCAAAATAACTGGGTTGGGTGATTCATCCCAACATTGGTATTTGGCTTATCTATCTGTTGAAACTGGTATTGCTCCATCAGTTTTAATGGATGAATCTGAACGTATGCTCTATACAATGGGAATGTATCTGCGCTGGCGAAATAGTCAGGGGAACTAATGTTATCTATGCGCGTTGTTGGTATTTCGGAAGTAGCTAAAACACTCAGAGCAATAGACAAAGACATAGTTAATGCGGCTCGTAAAGATCTAAGAACTGGTGCTAAACCAGTAGCCGATGCAGTTAGAAACAACATTCCAACAGAAGCACCTTTATCAGGTATGGTTCATCAAGGTCGTACAGCTTGGAATCCGTCAGGTGTAAAAGTTAATGTCAAGACTAACTTTACAAAAAGAGCAGAAACTAGAGGAACTTATCTGGTTGCAGTTGTAGCAGGTTCACCTAAAGATTATGCAAAAGGCGCAGCTGCATTTCAAATTGCCGACATGGCAGGTAGAAAGCGCAGAGGAAATACTCGATCAGGTCGTGCAATGATTCGCGGTCTTAATGCTTCAGGTCGCGCATCCAGATACGTTTACCCAGCTGCGCTTAGACAAGTTCCATACGTTCAAGACGTGGTGCGCGGTACAATTAGAAAACTGCAACGTGACTACAACAACCGCAATAAGAGATAGGTGCAATTATGGCTGTAATCTTTCCTATCCTTTCAACCTTCGATGCCGCTGGCGTAAACAAAGCACAAAGAGCATTTAAAGGTTTAAGCGGTGTAGCAAAAGTTGGAACAATTGCCTTCGCCGCATTAGGTGCAGCTTCATTGAAATATGGTGCAGATGCAGTTACTGCTGCTGCTGCCGACCAAAAAGCT